CGCCGCATTCGCCGCAGCGCAGCAGCCCGGACAGCAGCGCCACGTTGCTGCGGGGTCTGCGGTAGCTCTTGGATTTGTTGACATCCAGCATGGCCTGCACCCGCACCCAATCGCTGCCCGCGACGATGCCCGGATGCTTGCCCACCGCCACGATCCATTCCTCCATGGGACGGATCTGATTCGCCTTGCCGGGGCGCTGGAGGGTGCGGTTATACGCCATGATACCGTGCTCGCCATCGAATTCTGCGCGCTCGGCAAACAGGTCAACATTGTTCTCTTTCAGATACTGATACGCCGTCTCGTCGGCGATCATGTAGACCGGGTTCGTCAGAATACCCCGGATGGCAAAGCGGGTGAACTGCTTGCCGCGTTTCGTAACGTAGCGATGCTCCAAAAGATACTGGTCGGTCTTGCTGAGAGAGCCGGTCTCCATGAACACCTCGAAGATCGTCTTGACCAGCTGGATTTCCTCCGGAATGGGTTTGAGCTTGCAGGCCTTCTTCACCTTGCCGTCCACCGTCACGCTGGACAGGCTTTCCGAGGCGTAGCCCGTGGGCGTTGTGCCGCCCAGCCAGCGTCCGGTCTTGGACAACTCGTGCATATTGTCCCGGATGCGCTCGGCGATGGTCTCCCGCTCCAACTGGGAGAACACCGACGCAATGTACATCATGGCGCGGCCCATGGGCGAGGACGTGTCGAACTGCTCGCGGATGGAGATGAAGTCGATGTGCCGGTCACCCAAATCCTCGATGAGCTTGGCAAAGTCTCCGATGTTGCGGCTGATGCGGTCGAGGCGGTAGACAACGATGGCGGCAAAGGTGATCTTCTGGGAGTCCTTCATCATTTTCTTGAACTGCGGGCGCTCCAGATTGCCGCCGGAAAAACCCTCGTCCTCGTAGACCAGCACATTTTCCGCTGCGTCGTCACCAAAGTGCATGGCGATGTACTGGCGGCACAGCTCGATCTGATTTTCGATACTCTCGCCCTTGCCGGTGAATTTGGATTTGCGGGAGTAGATGACGTATTGCTTCGGCGTATCTTTCGTTTTCATGGCGGCACCTCGCGCTATTCGTTAGGTTGGTAGATATATTATAACGGATTGGAATCCATTTGAAAAGGTACCCAAGGGAAGAATCTGAAAATTTCTGCGGATAGGCAGAGGTTTTCGCGCGCTGACCGTGCCAGTTCGGAGGGCATCACTCATGTGCATCGAGAAAATGATTGATGAAATGAGCGATGCGTGTTATAATGTGGATAATTAAACTACGCTATGAGGTACCCATGAAAAGCAAACAGCCGCCTTTTCAAATTACGAACAAAATCATTGATGACGTTGCAGAGATTTCAGAGCTGGTTGGCAGACTTTCCGCTCACGATCATCTTTCAAGCAATCCCAATCTGCGCCGCACCAATCGGATCCGCACTATTCACGGCTCGCTTGCCATTGAGCAGAACACTCTGAGCTTGGAACAGGTCACCGCCGTTCTGAATGGCAAGCATGTTCTGGCTCCGCCCAAGGACATTGCCGAGGTCAAAAACGCTTATGAGATTTACGAGCGCTTGGACGAGCTTGATCCGTATTCCGTGGACGATTTGCTGACCGCTCACGGTATCATGACCCGCGGACTTGTGGAGGAATTCGGCATGTTCCGCACAAGGCCCGTTGGTGTCGTAGATCAGGAGGGACATGTCCTGCATTTCGGCACGCTGCCCCAGTATGTGCCTGATTTGGTCATGGAGCTGTTGGATTGGGCAAAGCACAGCGACCTGCACATGCTGATCCGAAGCTGCGTGTTTCATTATGAACTGGAGCTGATCCATCCCTTTGCAGACGGCAATGGCCGCGTTGGAAGGCTCTGGCATACGTTGCTGCTCTCCAAGTGGAATCCCGTGTTTGCATGGCTGCCGGTCGAGTCCATCATCCACGACCATCAGCAGGAATACTACGATGCCATCAATGCCAGCAACGATGCAGGCGAGTCCACCGCGTTCATCGAGTTTATGCTCTCCGTCATCAAAGCATCGCTCATGGACGCCATCCAAGCGAGCGACGGAATGCGCGATGGGAAGATGGATAAGAAAGCCCTGCGCTGGCAGAAGATTGAGCAATTCTTGCAGACGCATGAGTATATCATGAACGCCGATGTGCGGGAGCTGTTTGGGGTGTCGGCAGCGACGGCAAATCGGATACTAACGAATTTAGTAGACATGGGTGATTTAATTCGTATTCACACCGGTGGCCATTGGCAGTATCGAGGAAAGTAGATAAAAACAGTAGGAGTGAGAAATCATGGAGTATCCTAAAGAATTAAAATTCAAGGTCAATAATATCTTTGGTCCCGAAGACATTGCAATAACTTTGTATTCTGGGTTAACGACTTTTGTTGGTGCAAATGGTTCTGGTAAAACTCAAACATTAAAAGCTCTCCGAGATTATCTCAAAGGGCAAGTTGGACGAGATAAGGTACGATATTTGTCCTCAAATCGAATTGGATCCATGGAGCAATATCGTTCTAAAGTAAACCAGTATAAATATACTGCAGATTCATATTTTGTTGGAGACCAAGAAGCGAAAAAGGTGCGCCATGAAATAGAAACTGCATCTGGCGACTTTTTTACGCTAGACGACCGAAAAGACGTATACATTAAAGTGGCAGAACGTTTGTCTGTCCTTTTCAAGAGGCAGATATTTATACGTTGGGACGCTGGGAACATGAAGGTGTTTTTTGGAAAATCAGGTGGTAATTCTGAATATTCTGTGGCAGTTGAAGCCAGCGGTCTAGTTAATATAATTTCGATTTTGGCAGCACTTTTTGATGAAACCATTGAAATCTTGCTCATTGACGAGCCAGAAGTATCGCTGCATCCTCAATTACAATCCTATTTGTTCCGTGAAATGACACGCGCTGCAAAGGAATACAATAAAACGATTATTATATCTACACATTCTGCACAAATGATTGAACTGCATCAAGCTGCCGATTTATGTAACTATGTTTTTTTCAGTGACAATGAATTGCCTAAACAAATAGCACCTAATACACCTGAGCTCAGCAATAATAAGCTAAAGGAATTCCTGCTTCGTATGAGCCTCATATATAACGAGGGATTTTTTGCGAAAAAGGTAATGCTAATCGAAGGTTCCAGCGATATGATTATATGCCGCTATCTTTGTAACCGGCTGAATCTTAATCTCGATGTAGCTGGTTCGCAAATTATTCCTGTTGAAGGCAAGGGGCAATTCCCTGTTATCACAAAGCTCTTTCGCCTTATTGGTAAAGATGTTTGTGTGCTAACCGATTTGGATGGATTTGTTGATGATAACAATGTAGTGGACCTTTTCTCGTTATTGCCCAAGGCAACAGAAATTGCTAACCGTCGTGGTGTCAGCAACCTACAGACGATGATTAGAGATATAAAAACAACGATCGATAAGTTAATCTCTGAAAACAAGCAAGATATAGTTACTATTTATGAACTTCACCCATATTGGGTTCATCGGGACCCTGAAGTAAACGCAGACAAAATTATTCGCAGAGCCTTGGTTGCACAACTATTTACAGTAACTGAAGACACTTTATCAACATGGCCGAATTCAAAAGATTGGAAAAGTATTAAAGCAAGAATTACTGCTCTTTATGATATTTTGGAAGAATTAGGCTGCTTTATTTTGCGGCGTGGTGCAATAGAAAGCTATTATGCATTTGCCCCTAACACAACATTTAACGGCAAGCCATCCGCCGCAGCTTTGGAAGCTAGTCACTTGGAAGAAAAAAGTGATGCGCAACTATGTGAACAGTTTACAGATCTTGTTCGCGCATTAAAATTTGCAGCGATAGATAAGACCGTTGATGAGAGCTTTGCTGTAAAGAAAGAGCTGTTAAGCGAATTGGCTCTTGTAATTGGCGTTCTTCCAACTACAGATAGAGAAGAAGATCTTCTTTCAGACATAAAGCAAGCAAAAGGAAACTCGGAATCTCTTTTTTATTATAAAATAATCAACGAAAATGGCCGGTTAGGAGTAGAGGTGTTTTTGAAATCCGAAATAATCAATGTCAGCGGTTTTCCTTTCAAGGCATTTGTCGATGATAATGTGAATCAAATAGTAAGTACACATGTTCGAATGAAAAATTAAATCGAATACCAGATGATATTTTTGACCAAACAGTTTTCGGTGTTATAGCTCAACTATAGTGTCATTACAAGAAAGTCTTATTTTTCATTCTGTTGCATCAGGACCGTATATCATTTGGTAATCCATCTTCGGGAAACTTTATACCCCATTATGCCGCACTATTCACGGCCATAATGGGGTATAGCTCATATTTACTGCCAGTTCCGTTTCAAGACCTCACTTTTGAGATACAACGTACTCTTTTCCGACGCTTTGATCGGATGAAGCTTTCCGCGTTTCGTCAGGTCAATGACATTCTGCCGGGAGCAGCCCAAGATCTCTGCCGCTTCCGCTGCGTTGATGACTCTGTGCGCGGCGAAGTTCCGGAAGTCTTCCATTGTCAGCGGAACATTTTTGCCGATTCGATAGAGCATCGCATCCGAAACGGTCATGTTCACATCCCAAGCAACGCCGTATCCGCCTGTCTGCATCTGCACGTGCTGAAAATAATCCGGCTTCTTGAGAAGGATTTGAAACACCTTCTTTTTTTCAAAATGCTTCTGCAAATCGCACTTCTTCACCGCGCCATCCCGGAAAAACACCAGCAGGCAATGATCCTCCAGCGGCAGCACATCTTCAATTCTCTTGGAGAAGCGCTTCGTAATTTCTTCCGGAAGCTCCTTCTCGTCAATAGGAACGAGATAGTAGTCATCCTGTGCGCATCGTCCCATCGCCAACATCAGGAGCGCATACTCGTCGTACTCCTTCAAGTGATTGTCGCGCAAAATCTCGCCAATGTTCTGACGGTCGGGCGGAACAATCCGCTGCTCCACCCAGATCCCGCTCCAATAAGAATTGACGGTGGTTTCCCCACGCTTCACGAAGGAATCCAGCAGCAACGGCGTTTCCCATGCGTCTGCGTTCTCAGGCAACTCAATATAGAAACGCTTTTCCTGCTCGTAGTACAGGAGGTACGCCAGATTCTTCTGTTCCTGCGCCGATTCATCTCGAATTGCAAAAATCTTCATATGCGCACCACCTTTTCCAGATCATTTCCCATATCTTGTTCTGAAGCGTCTGAGAGATCACGCCGTCCAGTCCTTCCAGTAGAACCTGTCTGTCGCTCTCGTGAAGCGGCGTTAGCTTTGGCATTTTATCCTTCGGAATGATACGCAGGTTATCCCATGTGGACTTCGAGCCAATATAGTTGTTGCAGGGCTTGTCGGCCATCACATCGAATTTTGCCGCCGCTGCATCATCGGAACAGCTGCAAAGAAGCGAAAGTCCATGGTCAAACAGGGGCGCCAGACGAATCGTCTTCTTTCGGCTGTTGCGCAGCACCTCAATATTGGCACCGTGGCGATCCCGGTTCAGGATCAGATAGTCTACGATCAGCATCTGATAAACATAGTCTTCCCATCCCATACGGATGCAGAAATCCAAAGCGGACTCATCCGGCAGCGCTTCCAACTCCTTGTAGGCATCCAAAGCGGTCTTGGACTCGCTCTTTGCCTTGAAGTTCTCCGAAGCGCAGAGATAAACCTCATGGGTTCTGCCATCCACCGAAACATCTGCATGGATCAGCTGATAGGACAGATGAGGAATCCCCAGTATGGTCAGCAGCCGGTCAACGATCAGCTCGTTCACGCACTCATGCCCGATGACTCCACGCGCTTTATCAAAGTTTGAGAGTTTGTAATAGGTCTTCTTTCCGCCGAGTTCGGAGTATGCCTTCAGAAAAGAACCGGCGGTTCCGGAAGAATTGCGATAAACGGACCACGACAAATACGTCAGATCCAGCTTTTCTTTTATCAGCTGCATTTGTACCTCACCTCAAAAGTATTATATCTTATTACTTGTCATACGTCAAGCTAATTTTAATGTATAACTTGTCATATGACAAGTTTGCTGATTTTGTACCCGTATAAAACCGCCGCTCCGATTTTTGTCCGGGGCGGCGGTTTTGTCATGCAAGGCTTCGCAGATATTCTTCCACGTTCTGATACTGAATGCCGTCTATCACTTGGCTTTCCCCGCGATAGAGGACGAACTTTCCGGTGATCGGGCCGTAGCGGTGCTCGGTCTGTGCGCATTTTTGCTCGTTGATCAGATGACGATACTGCTGCGGGACAGCTTCCTCGCTGTGCTTGATCTCGAAAATCTGGCAGGAGCCTGCCTCCGGATCAAACACCACCATGTCAAATTCGCCCACGGGGAATTGCAGGACAAACACCTGTTTCTTGGGGTTTGCCAGCTTGGTTTCCAGCAGGACGATGTCCTCCAGCATCCGCCCTTTGATCTCGGTTAGGATGCGCTGCTGCACAGCGGTGCGTTCTGCCAGAGACAGCGCGCTGAACGTCTCATCCAGCAGCAGGCTGCGGATCAGCGCATCCGCCTGCGCATAGCGGAGACCCGGCTGCGCGATCACCGTGCGGCTGGATTTCATGCTGACATCCGGCAGGTGCAGCACATCGATCTCCCGCGTTAAGTCCAGCAAGTCCAGATACTCCTTGATCTCCGCCGCGTGAACATCGTCCAGCGCCACGGTCTGCTCCGCCTTGTTGCGGATCTCCAGCAGCTTCCGCAGGCTGTCGGTGACAAGCGCAAGGTCGATGCGGTCGAGGATGTCCGTCGGGTTCTTCCGATCCCGGCGCAGGTTGCTGGCGGAAATACCAAGGTCGTGGGACTTCCAATCCTGCGACAGCACCTCCAGCGTGAAGCGGTGGTTGATGTCCTCCACGACTCGGTTGATGGCGCTGGTCAGCTCGCCCTTCTCGTATAAATCCCGCAGATGGCGGAAGTGCCCCTCGTACTGATAGCAGCGTAGGGAGTGCTGGATGTTGCGGGCAATGGCGGTGTCCACATATTCGTCGGTGCTTTCCTTGCTGGCAAACGTGGAGGTCTCGTTGTAGTGGACGCCGCCGAGACTCATGGTGCCGCCGTAGCGGATATACTCGTCGATGCCGCGAACGCCGAGGACAGATTCAAATTCGCGGTAAGGGATGAATGTGGTGTGCAGCAGGATGCAGCGGTCATAGAGCTGCTCGTCCTCGGTAAAGAGGAAGCCCAGCGAGTCCGTGCCGGAGAGCACGATCTTCATGCCGCAGGCCGCAAACACGTCAGAAAACAGCGCTGCGCCCTCGATAAAATCCTCCATCAGCGTCACTTCGTCGAGGAACACATAGCGAAAGCCCTGCGCTTCCAATGCCTTGAGGTCGCGGTTCACGTCTGCCAGCGTGTCTTTTGCGGTGATCTGAATGAACGCAGTCTTGGCAAGCTTTGCGTCGCTCATCTCCGCGAAAATCTGGCGGATCATGGTGGTTTTCCCCGTCCGGCGCAGGCCGTAGAGAATGAACACCTTGTCCTGCGGCTCGCCGTAGACAAAGTCGTGCAGCTGCCGGAAGCACTCGCGCCTGCGATAGCCGCGAACAGACGCCGCAAAGGAACGCAGCGCCTCGCCGGTGCGGACATTGGTGATAAACGCGGAAAGGTTCGCAGATTTTGCCTTGGGCAGTTGCTTTTTCAGCGCCTTTAGCTCCTGTTCCAGCGCCTTCCGCCGCTCGATTCGAGCGTGAAAATCCTCCAATTCGTCCGCGGGAATATACTTCTCCCGCCGCTTCTTGTTCTCTGTCCAACGGTGGTAAAAATACTCCTTGCCTCTGACGGTTTTCTTCGTAACAGAGCCAGCGGGCAAAGCAGAAATCTGCTGTTCCAGCTCCGCCGCCCGCGCTTGCATTTCAGATAACTCCATAGCGCACCTCCTGTGAGATACTATTCTATGCAGGATTATACCCCATTATACCCTCGAAATCAAGGGTATAATGGGGTATAATCCTGTTAGTACATGTTGCACTCAAAATTGCAGTAAAGTCAGTCATGAAGTAGTTAATCAACGAGTGTCCTTCCCGCAAAATGTTTTACCACCGAATTTAATCCTATATTTCCCATAGCAAAACGTGACCGGCTTTTCAGATATCTTTATATTGAATGGGCTGGTACTTACTATTAATTTATAAAGGTTAGAAATAGTAAACTCATTTTCTTGGCACAGATAGCTTGCAGCATACATAATTTGGTACCATTGACTCCATGCACACTCATATGGATAAGGCCCATTTCCAGAATAATTTCCTCTTCGACGTCCAAGTACAAATATACTGATTTTTTTCTTGTCAAAATATTTAACTTTAACACCAAGTTTGCTTGCGATGTCTTCATCAGCGCTATTGCTTAACCATTTTTCAATTATTTCGAGCCACTTTTCTGCAGCGGAATAATAATTACTTCGCTTGCTTTTTAGGGTGAAAGGCGAGTAATCAGCAGGGTCTTGCCATTTGAGTTGAAAAAGTGCAATTTCTCCCGTCTTCTTATCAATCACGACTGCATCAATATCTGTTAAAGTCTTGTTCTTTTCTTTTATAATGACAGGATGTTGTACACAACTGAACCTTGGATCATCAAACACTGTGTACAATTGAGTTCTAAAGACAGCCTCACGTTGATTCACGTTTTTATCCCATGCTTCAGGAAAAAAATTTCTTATATTGTAAAGGATAAAGTCAAATGGTTCATCTAGTAATCCTTTAATCGTTCTGAGGTACTGATGTTCTGATATCTGAATAAATGGAGCGCTTCGAGCATTCCCGTTCGCATAATACCCCATGGTGTCAGGAGATAAAGAAGCTATCCGAAGAATACTCAACGCTGTTTCATCTGAAATGCTGCAGTTTTTACCGATCAGTTGGATCAGATCTTGCTTAACAAAGAAAACGTTTAGCAAATTTTCGATTACTAATTCTTGGTGTTCTTGCATAAGCAAATGCGCACAATAGATATGCTTAATTGCATATCCTGCAAAGTCTACTATAGTATGCACAATATCACCATAGTAGCTCAAGCCAAACTTACAGTCAGGCGGAAACATATCCCATGCTACAGATTGCTGTGCATCTAGCAATGCATGCCTATTAAAAAACTGCTCTGTTTCTAGATCATTTGAGTATCCTAAAAAGTGCTTGTTCCAAACAAAAATCCCAGTTTTTAGCTTTTTCAGGATCTCCGGCAATTGTTCATCCAGCCTTTGATATTCCTCTTCTTGAAACTGTGCAACCATAGTCGAATACCAGTTGCAGTACTCACTTTCAATTAATTCATTCCAGTGAAATTTCTCCGAAAAACTAACGCGAATGTAATTCCAAAAGGCTCTGCAAGTGTAAAAACCAGCAGTAGAATTTTCAATCAAACTCTGCATCCACCCAATTATTCCGCATGAATATATCAGTTTTGCGTAGAGTTCGAGTTGTTCACGATTCAACGGTTTATGTACTATTCCAGACAATTTGCAAAAGTCTACATCATAGAATTGTCTAATGAATACGGGGTAGCTGTACTCAGTAATCCTATCATTAAAACTTCTCTTGTCCTTCTGTGGTAGTTGTTCGATAAAGTAGCGATCATAAATTGCAATTGCGCTCACAAAAAATAGTTGCTTTTCATATATGTTCCAAAAATTACATAGTTCCTCTAGGTTTGCTTTAGCTATACAATCAACATACAACATCTTTTAAGCCTCGTGAAACTACTCAATCCGAGGCGCATACATAGAAATGTTCGTTTATAAGACCGCTGTTTAGATTAAACAACGCTGTTATAAGTGAACATTCAAAAGCTGAATTTATAATGGACAGTTAAACAACCTAAAAGCAAACGCACACTTTGACCCCACAAATAAATAGCGCAAAAAAATAGGGCAGGAACGGAGTAATTTCCGAACCTGCCCTAATTCATTTTCGCACATTTCCTCAACTGAGAATATTCACACCCACAAAATACCCTCGGATAATTATTTGCCAAACATGACGATTGCACCGATGATACCACTCACAAGCAAAGTGCAGATACAGGTGATAACTGCAACTTTGATAGAGTTCACATTGCTGGCAATCTGTTTGTACGGTTTGTTCTCAGCCTCATTGACCTTTTCCGACAACTTACGCTCGGTTTCCTGCCAAGCTTTCGCCTGTGCATCGACTTTACTGTTTGTGTCGTCCACCTTCATTTCAATGTTGCTGACACGCTGTGCAATAAGCTCAACAGAAGTAGCAATCTTGTAGATGGCTTTCTGCTCGCTTTGGATTTCCTTCAGCTCATTTTCCAGATTATCAATTCTATGCGTATTGGACTTACATCTCTGTTCCGTCTCAATGAGCATAACAGTCTCCTGGTCAGTCATATGAGCACCTCCTGAATAAAGTTACTTCCCCTCTTCCTTCTTGGCAGTAACCTTATTTGCGGGTGTGGCAGGGTTAATTACCTTGCTCATGTCGCACAGACTATCAATCATGTCGGCAATTGCGTCATAATCAATGTCGTAGTTAATGCCATCTGCGCTCGCCTTGAGCATCGCCAGAACCCACTCTTTTCGTTCTGCACCGTCTTTGAACTTAGTCTCGGCAGTCTCCATCAGCTTCATAACCTTCTCCAGAACGACGCCCCAGTTCTTCTCCTTGACAGCCTGCTTGATGTATTTCACAAGCTGAATAACGAGAGGAATGGCGGCTGCCAGACCGGAAGCGATTGCTGCGATGTACTTCAGAATCTCCAACCAATCCATAATCGTACCTCCATTTCTTTTTTTGGCAGAGCGTTATACTCTGCTTGTATAATCAAGAGAAATCCATCCAGCGCCGCTTTTAAGCTTTCCCCATGATTTGGCGCCAGTTCCGTCTTTCTCTTCGACGATGGTATAAACCCCACCGCCCTTAATCTGACCGGCCACGGCGTATCCCGTACCGGCACCCTTGCGAATGTTCAGTACATCCGCCGTAACGCGCACACGATACGGAACCGCAGAAGGTTTCTGTTCGGGCACAACCGGAGTCTTGCCTGCGTATTTGTCATAGAACTTCTGACCGTATGCCGCACGCTTATTCTGGACTGCCGCACTCTGGTTCGCAGGACGCTCAAATTTCATCAGCACGGAATTGGATGCGGCAAGAATGGTCTTGGCGGATTTCAAATCGGCAAAAACGCCCTTATAGCTCTCGCTCAATTCCTTGTACAGGAATTCAAGCTGCATACCCAAATCTCCAACAGACTTCTTCTTGCTCTGCGCAAAAGCAAGTAATGCTTTCTTTCTTGTGTGATATGTCCACTGTGCCAAGCCGTAACCTGCGCTATCAGTCCCAAACTTTTTGTATGTGCCATTGTCAACAGCAGCGGTATAGGAAGCATCTGTATATCCAAGCCGCTTCTCATAGGCGTTCTGGAGATTGTCAGGGCGTAATCCAGACTCGGCATAGAGATTGCCCATCATACCTGCAACACCGTATTCGTTCCCAATCTTGCCAAGCAAGAAGTTCCAAATGATTTCCTCGTTTGTATTACCAGAAGGAGCGGACGGAGTAGACGGTATTGTCGGCGTGGTCGGTTTTGCGTTTGCCAGCGCAAGGTCAGAGGCCTTGAACGGACTCATAATGGAGTTTTTACCGTCCTCACTTTTGTTGATAACAACACGATTTCCACTTACAGAATGCACAATCCAGTTCTTTGCCCGAACCCAACCAGGAACTGACTGACCGGAGTAATACTGTGTTCCGATAATCTTGACAACATCTCCCGCCTTAAATGCGCTGGTTGTCGGCGTGGTCGGGTTTGTCGGCTGTGTAGGTGCAACGCTACCAGATGTTTTCATTAGCGTAGCGACATCGGCACGAGCCGTCGCCATAGACTTACCAAACTTCGGGAACCAGTGGTTGACATCACCGTGGTTAGAGCCAAGCCCAAGCGCATGACTGTCTGCATGGCATAAAATTGTAGGAACGGATACACCATTCATATTCACTGTTCCGTTTGGGTCAATATTGAACATTTTGCAAAGGTATGCCGTAATTTCACAGGCCTCCTTGTAGACCTTGTTGAAATATGTAGCATCGTTCAAACCGTCTTCACAAATCTCAAATTGAATCCAACCATTGTTACAGGAACCCTTGTTGCCAGAGCCGCAGCCCCACGGGCGATAATTCCACGGCATAGTCTGTACTGTAGTGACAGTCCCGTCCACCAATTTACCAATCCAGCAATTCAGGCCAGCCTGACGGTTGATATGGTTCCAGTCGTTTCGGTTGCCATTTGTGCCGAGAAGTGCCAAAAGCTCTGCTCTGTTTGCGGCATTATCATCCGGCTGGACATAACGCCGCAAATTCGGATTGTTTGCACCGGTGCTGTGCCAAAGAACGCCTTTGACCGTCATGGTGCTTGTCCCTTTGTAGCAAGTACTCTGGGTCATCATGCATTCCAACGGTCTATTCGTTGAACTGTATTTCATTTTTCCTCCACTTGTCGAGGGAACGGTAGTGACCGGTTTCTCATCTGAAACAGCCGGATTATAAATAAAGCCAAGGAACTTGTACGCAGCTCCTTGACCCCAGTTACCATTTCCCTTTGTTCTTGTCTTGTTCCAAAACGGATTGGAACTACCCCATCCGCTTTCGGATGTATAGACCTCCGTATCACTTACGACCTTCTCAACAATAGCAACATGACCCGCCCCATCAGAGCCGTTCAGTGTAGCGCCTTTCTGCCAGACCATGCAGGCGCCAAGTTTCGGTGTCTGTCCTGTTTTAAGAGAGGTTCCCTTATACTGAATGAAGTTCTCTGCATTCACGGGTCTTAGGTACTTGCAGTATCCATACCCGCCAATTTCGTTAAATCGTCCGTAAGCATACCCTACACAGTTAGAAAGGACATCGCAGTCCTTATCTGTGGGACTGCCTTTGATGGCGTCGGAGTAGCCGCCATTTGCTTTGGTTATGTAATACTTATTACCAGCTTCCGGTTTGCTGGTTCGCATCTTAAACGCCACAATACATCACTCCTTTGTCCGTTATCCAACGGAGCCATTGTCGGCACCGTAATCATATACATTGACGGTTGCACCGTTTGTAAACGGCACTGGCTCGGTGCTATCAGCGCCAGCGGAAAGAATCTCATTCAACGACCCGTTATTCTCTTCGCCAGATATGCCAGCGTAGCGTTCTCTACGCAGCTTCACATTTTCGCTCTGCTTCTTCGCACAATACGCTTTTAGGCAATAAATCGCATAGATGAGAACCTGTGCGGCAATGTCGGTGATAAGGACACCGAGATAGGTTAAATCATGAAGTACCCACATAGCCGCCATCGCATAAATCATTACGGCGTTAAATAACACGAAGAGGTAAATAGCAAGCAGCTTGCTTGTTTCGATGCGCTTGGTATCATATTTCCGTTTTTCTTCGCGGAGTGATTGCTTGTACTGCTTTTGAACATTTTCCCTGCGAATCTCAGCCATCTTAAGCTGATACTCTCTTTTGGACATTCTCATGTTAATCACCACCTTCTGTATAAAAGCCAAGTTTTATATGCCATAAATGCATTGTGGGAGCCTGCTGGTGTAGCACGGCTCCCACTTTTTATTTCTTACACATTTCCACCGCTCAGGATTTCTTCTGCTTCCTCAGCTGTAATCCATTTGCCAACGGCATTCATCACCATCTGCCGGTTCCAAAGGCCACGGTCATAGTAGCCTTTGACTTTTTCAAATCTTGCACTGTGCTCATTCATTGGCGTTTTCCTCCTCTTCCGTAGCAACATAGGCCGGGTCATCCACCGTGTCATCGTAGACAGCTTCACCCTCAATGTCGCCTACGCTCACAGCCTGCGCTTCAGCTTGCTCTTCCATAGGCAGGTCATAGCCGGTCATCATGGAAAGGTAGTCCAAATTTGCTGCATTCTGCGCGGCGACCTTATCCTGCTGCATCATATATTCACCGCTGGGAATATCCTTGAAATCGACTTCGCCGTTCTCACTGATGAGGTTTCCAGCAAGATTATAGACGATACCATTGATAGCGACGCCCTGTGCGTTTTCATAA